CTCACTATAAGACAACTGCCGAGATGCCAGAAGATGGGGAAGTGGTGTATGGGTTGGACTTTGGGTTCAATGTGCCGAGTGCATTGGTCAAGGTCATCTTTGTTGAGGGTGCTGCTTATGCTCAAGAACTGCTGTATGAAACCAGGTTGACCACAAATGATTTGGTGGATAGGCTAAAGCTTCTTAATATTGACCCGTACGATGAGATATTTTGCGATGCAGCAGAGCCAAAGACGATTGAGGAGTTGGTAAGAAATGGTTTTAACGCCAAGCACGCAAATAAAGATGTGACGGAAGGAATAAGGACTATAAAAGGCACTCCCTTGTTTATTCAGCAAGATAGTGTAAATTTACTGAAGGAATTGAAGAATTATCGGTGGAAAACCGATAGAAATGGCAATAAACTTGATTCACCTGTAAAGTTTGGTGACCATATTTGTTTTGTTGGTGATACTATGATTACTACTATCAATGGACTGAAAAGAATTGATAGCATAACAACTAATGACTTAGTATTAACTTCAGAAGGATATAGAAAAGTAAATAAGCTCTTTGATAACGGAGTGCATCTTGTGGAAAAGTATTTGATGCGATTCGATACGTTTGAGATAACTTTGGTTTGTACATCAAATCATAAAGTTAAAACAAACAAAGGATGGATAGAGATTTCGAAATTAAAATCGGGGATAAAGGTTTACCTCAACAATTTTATAGAGGAAAATCATTTACATTGTCATCAGGAGAAAGGTATTTCAACAATGGTAAAAACAAAATGCATTGGTGGGTATGGGAGCATGAGCATGGAAGAAAAAGACCAAAAGGGTATCATATTCACCACATTGACGGAAACACCTGGAATAACAGAATCGAAAACCTTGAACTCATTGAATCAAAAAAACATCATTCATACCACATCAAAAAAAGAGTTGAGGAAAATAAGGAATGGTTTATTGAATTTCACAAAAAGGGGATTGCCAAAGCTCCAGAGTGGCATAAATCGCCTGAAGGAATTAAATGGCACAAAGAACACGCAAAAAACCATAACTTTGGAAAACAAGACTATGGGATGGCAAAATGCTTACTATGTGAAAAGGAGTATCTCAAAAAAACTGCCTTTGCTAAATACTGCCATCCAAACTGCAAAGCTAAAGCACTTCGAATCAGAAGGAAGTTGGAAGGAAAGAGTTTATGATTTGAGTGTTGATACTACTCACGAATATTTTGCTAATGGTGTACTGGTTCATAATTGTGATGCCTTACGATATAGCATTTTTAGTAAGTTAACAATCCCTAAGATAACTTGGGGGGCAATATAAATGAAAATGGGTCTATTTGATATTTTTGGTAAGAAGAAGGGGTTGAATCCGAATCAAAATGTTCCTCCTTCGTTTCAAGGTATAAATGGTGCAGTTCTACAACAATACAATCAAGAGTCTTATGTAAAGGATGGTTACCTTGGCAATGCTGATGTGTATGCCATTGTGAGCTTTCTTGCAAGAAAGTCAGCAAGTATTCCTTGGTATGTATATCGCTTGAACAATGGTGAGAAGGCAAGGACATCACTAATGCGTTACAAACAACTCTCTCGTGGATTGCAAGCTGGACAAGGTGCATACGAGCAAGCCATCATGGCGAGGAAGAACGCATACTCAGAGAATGTGGTGATGGGTACTCCATTATCAAATCTCCTTGAGCGACCCAACCCTGGCCAAGCACAGGATCAGTTCCTTGAGAACCTAATTGGTTACCATTTCCTCTCTGGTGAGGGGAACATCTACGGAAATATGGGAATAAGCGGTGACAAGGTGTTGGAGATGTTCGTCTTGCCAACGCAGTTCCTTGACATATACCCTGACCCAAATGACCTATATGGCATACTTGGATATAAACTAATGGTTGACCAAGGTATTGACATAGCAAAAGATAGGGTTTGCCAATGGAAAACATGGAACCCAGACTTTAATGCAAGTACAAGAACACACCTGCGCGGTTTGTCACCACTTCGTGCAAGTTACAAGACTCTGAGAATGTCAAACGCTGCTGCTGATGCATCTGCGATGATGGCTTTTAATGGTGGAGCAAAGGGGGCATTAACTCCTAAAGTTGTGGGTTCGGTGTCAGCACAACCATCAATGGAGCAAGCCAACCTAATCAAGAGGAAACTTAACGATGATGTGAATGGTACTGCCAACAAAGGTAGAATTGATGTATTGCAAACACCTTGGGACTATCTTAATTTTGGTTTGAGTAGTGTTGACATGGAATTGGTAAAGACAATGCAGATGTCAATGCACCAATGGTGTAGGGTATTTGGTTTGCCTGCTGTGTTGTTTGACACAGACACATCAAGCTACAACAACTACCAGAACGCAATGCGAGACTTGGTGACCAACACAATTGTACCAAAGTTGTGCCAATTGCGTGATGAGTTGAATAAATGGTTAGTGCCACAGTTCGGTGAGGACTTGTATATTGATTATGATATTACGGCCCTTCCAGAGATGCAACAAGACATGGAGAGGATGACCCGTTCACTTCGTGATGCAAACTGGTTGACCTTTGATGAGAAGCGCGTAGCGATGAACTACTCTGAGAAAGAAGGTGCTTATGAGTATAGCTATGTTAATGGTGGACTTGTAAGGCTTGACCAAGTAGGAATGGATTTGACAGTACCAGGTATGGTTATGACTCAACCAGAAGAAGATGATAACAGCAGCGACAACGGACGAGATGATATGGTCAATGGTGATGACTCTGCATCCCAAGACGGTGTCGGAGAGGAAATGCCGAACTGAGCAAATGATGATGCATAACTTGAGGTTATGGCACAAAAAAAGACTTGAAAATGAACGCGAAGCAGCGAGAGCAATATTGGTTAAAAGTGGAGAGGTTGAGAAACCAACTTGATGCAAAGTATATTGCACTTTTTGCAAATGCGATTGACAAGGACATGAAGCGATTTATTGTGATGCTGAAGAAGAACGGGCCGGAGGCTACAAGGAGCATGATGGGTACTTATGTGTGGAATGAGGAGATTTTTACTATTATGCAGCAATTGTACAAAGAAGCTGCAATACTTTTTGGCAATGCGACTTACAGGGTGGTTGGGATAATGAGCAAGAAGGCAAGCAATCCATTTGGTTTAAATTTAGATTGGATTAATGAGATGCTTACTTTTTTAACTAAATTTGGACTGCAATTGGTTGCCAACATGACCAATACTACTAAAGTTAAGATTGACACAATTATTTCACTTGGCATTGCGCAGGGGTTGAGTAGTGATGAGATAGCGAAATTAATAATGGAGGATGAGGAGCTTGGATATGCTAAGATGAGGGCCACAAGGATAGCGAGGACTGAGGTGATGAGGGCGAGCAATTATGCTGCGTTTATTGGGGCGAGTAAGCATGACTTTGTGGTTGACAAGATTTGGATTGCAACAAGGGATAGTCGAACAAGAAGGATTCCAAAGAACTTTTACGATCATTGGGATATGGATGGGCAGATAGTTGCATTTGATGAGAATTTTACCAGTAGGGATAAAGTTGGTAGGCCGGTTGTAGCTGAGATACCTGGCGACCCAAAGAGTCCTAAAGGATTTACTATAAATTGTAGGTGTACGGTTGGATTTATTCCCAAACGTGATGCCAATGGTAGGTTAATTTTAAAACAGTAAGTATGATATATAATTACAAATCATTTGAGGCCAATGTCAAGGATGTTGACTCAAAGAAAGGAGAGGTAAGCGGTTATTTTTCTGCATTTGGAATGGTTGACTCTGATGGAGATATAATGATGCCAGGTGCGTTCAAGAGGTCAATACAAGATTGGGGGCCAGAGGCAAAAGGAAGGATTAAGCACCTATTAAACCATGACCCAAGCCAACCTGTTGGCAAACTCATTGAGCTGAAGGAAGATAGCTATGGGTTATTTTATCGTTCCAAACCTGGTACACACAGACTTGGTCAAGACTATATCAAAATGGTTGAGAGTGGATTGATTGGTGAGCATTCAATTGGTTTTAGGACTTTAAGAGAGCAGAAAGGTGCAGAGGCAAATGAGATACATGAAGTGATGCTTTTTGAGGGATCAAGCCTTACAGCTTGGGGTGCAAATGAATATACACCAATTTTGGGGATAAAAAGTTTGGAGGAATCTGCTAAGATACAAGAACAAATTAAGACATTTGAGAAGTTTATCAGAAACAGCGATGTTACTGATGAAACAATTGAACTATGCTTGATCAAGGTCAGGCAATTGGCACAAGCGATAGAGAAGGCAAGTAGCACACAGGCAGTTGAAAATACACCTGTGCAGCAAAAGAATAACGAGGAGCTTGAGCAATCACTTATATCAATTTTAAGAAAATTCTAAATTAAAAGTAAAATGGAAGATTTAAAAAAGTTTGAAGCTGCTCTTGATGCCAAATTGGCCGAGCAGAAGGCTGAAGTAGCCGTTAACACAGAGAAGGCTGCAAAGGCTTTCGAATCAAGGATTGAGCAAATCAACGAAGAGTTGGTTAAGGCTAACAAGACTGCTGCTGAAGCAAGAAACGAAGTTCTTGAGGCTAAAGCATCTTTTGGCAAATTGCAAGCTAAAGAAAGTGCAAAAGTTGCAACTTCTTATGGTGAGCATATCATGAACATTAAGAACGAGATTGGTTCTGCTATTGAGAAAGGATGGAACGATATCAAATCTGCTGCTCGTGGAAATGGTAAAGGTTTCAACTATGAGTTGGATGCCAAAGCTGTTGGAACAATGACAATTGGTAACAACCTTACTGGTTCTGTTTATACCTCTTATGTTGACAACGCTTTTATGAGGTCTTATGTTAACCCTCACTTGCGTTCTGTATTCAATATCATCCCCGTTTCTACCGGATCAGTTTCTTTCCCAAGGGGTAACACTCCAGTTGGTGAAGGTTCTTTCGGTAAGCAAACTGAAGGTTCTGCAAAGCCACAAGTTGATTACGATGTAACAGTTGTAAACACTGCTCTTTCTTTCATCGCTGGTTATGCTAAAGTTAGCCGTCAGATGATTGATGATTTGCCATTCTTGCAATCATATCTTCAGCAGTCTTTGATTGAAGATTTCCAAAAGGCTGAAGATACTTATTATCTGAACGCCATTGCATCTTCTGCAACTGCTGGTTCTTCTTCTGGTGCAAATACCGCTGAGAAGTTCATTGATTACGTTGCTCAGTTGGGTGCTTTGAACTGGATGCCAAACCTTGCTTTGACCACTCATGCTGGTTGGGCTGGATTGTTGAAAACCAAGCCTGCTGATTACTCAGTACCTGGCGGAATGGTTATTGACCAAAATGGTAATGTTAGAATCGTTGGTATCCCAGTTATCCCTCATTCTTTGGTTACAGCTTCTAAGATTTATGTAATGGACACTACCAAGTTCGCCATTGCTCAACAATCTGGTCTTGCTGTTCGTAGCACAGAGTTCAATGAAGATGATTTTACCAAGAACTTGATCACTTTCCGTTGCGAAGCTCGTTGCGAACTGCTTCAGTTCCAGCCTTCGGCAGCGGTATTTGGAGCAATCTAAGGTGTTGTTTTTTTAGAGTGTATATTTTTGGGGGGGCGGTATTCTTATCGCCCCTTTTTTTAACTTTGTACTATGGAAATAAAAATACTATCTACTCATAATTCAAAAATGCTTTATGGGGCATTGAAAGAGATGCACCGGAACTCATTGAGTGGTGAGGTTGTGTATGCAGTTCCACATGAAAACCCAAAGACATCATTCAATCTATCAATGCAGAAAATAATGAATAGTACAGATGGTGTACTATTGCTTTTTGAAGATGATGTTGAGATAAAGGATTTTAGTCATTTTGAGGAGGCTGTTTCTCAGCTACCAAGTGATTGGGAATTATGCTATCTTGGGGCGAATCTTATTGCTCCGATTGAGAAGTATAGTGAGAATCTTTACAAGACATTTGGGGCATGGACTACTCACGCAGTGATGTATAATAACCCAAAGGAATTGTGCAAAGGATATACTGATACAAGCATAATGTTTGATGATTGGCTAAAGACGTGGATACACCCAAGAGGAAATACTTATATAATTAAACCCATGATAGCTTGGCAGAGACCACACCAAAGCGATTTATGGAATCACTTTGCCGATTATACAAGAATATTTGATGATTCGGCAGCTAAACTAATTTAACTATGAACATTGTAGCTTCTATTCACTTATATCCTCCAAAACACGTTTGCGGTGCAGAGATGATGATTCATTGGATGCTAAAAGACTTGCAATCTAAGGGCCACAATGTTAGGGTTCTTTTACATGATGCGAATAGGCACAAGATCACCAATAATTATGTCTTTGATGGCATTGATGTATTTCCTCCTAATCCTAATGTGATTGATGGAATGATGAGGTGGGCAGATGCTGTTTTTACCCATTTGGACTACACAAGGTGGACAATCCATACGGCAAAGCTATATAGAAAGCCTGTTTTCCATCTCATCCACAATTCTCACCCATATCCGGAGATTATTGATGCAGAGAAAAAACAACACATAATATACAATTCTTTGTGGTTAAAAGAACTTTTGAACTATAATTTTAGTAATTTTATAGTGACTCCACCAGTAGACTACAATTACTATGACTTGGGGAATGAGCCTGAGAAGTCTGAATATATCACTTTAATAAACTTAAACGAGAACAAGGGTGGAAAGATATTTGCGGAGATTGCAAGAGCAATGCCACACAAGTCATTTTTAGGGGTTTATGGTTCGTATGATGAGCAAATAACACCAAAGCTTCCAAATATGACTTATGTGCCTAATTCGCCAGATATAAAGCAATGGTACGCAAAGACAAGAATACTTCTGATGCCATCAAAGTATGAGAGTTGGGGAAGGACAGCAACAGAGGCGATGTGTAGTGGGATTCCGGTAATTTGTACTGATACACCTGGGTTGAAAGAGAATTGTGATAAGGCAGGAATTTATATTAAAGATAGAAGCAATGTCAAAGAGTGGGTTGAAGCCATTACAAAGTTGGATGACAAAAAAGCCTATTCATGGGCATCAAGAAAAGCAAAAGCGAGATCAAGAGAGTTTGATACAAGAAAAACGCTTGATGAGTTTGAGAACTGGTTCAGAGAAAGTGTTAATAAATATAATTAAAGATGACATATATAGACGGCATAACAATATTAGCTGACGCGGTTGTAGAACCCGTTAGTCTTACTGATGCTAAGAATTGGTTGCGTATAACTAATTATGATAGCGATGATGTGCTAATTGGTGACTTGCTTAATGGAGCAAGGGTGCATATTGAAAAGCTGACCGGTTGTTCTTTGGTTAACAAGTCAGTAAGGATAAATGTTGAACTTACTCCACAGAGCCAAGGATTTTGGATTCTTGATGTGCCTTATGGGCCATTGCTTTGTGTTGATGAGGTTAAGATTAAGACGGGTATGAATACTTACGAAGTATTAACCAAAAATACTGACTTTGAGGTGATAGGCGGTAAAATTTGGATATATACGGCAGGTGTATATGTTATAAAGTATCAATGTGGATTCAGCACCATTCCAGAGGACTTGTCTACTGATATACTTACTTTGGTTGCTTGGTCTTATGAGAATAGGGGTAAGAAGATGAACAATGACCCATCAAGTAGAATGACTGAGTTCCCATCTTGGGATGGTTTGAACTATCACCAATATAAAAAGGTTGTGATATAGTGAGTGGGTTCAATGTAAATATCAATGAAGGCAGATTTCGGGAAATGCTCAATGAGTATAAAAAGACTGTAAATGAGGTGTCTGCAATGATAGATCAAGAGATTGCAGCTCATGGTGAATTGATGGCTACAAGTGCTAAAAATAAGTGTCCAGTTGATACTGGTAGGTTGAGAAGTTCAATATCATTAAAAAAGGAGCAATTCCTTTCTTATGAATTGGTTGCTCAAACTGATTATGCTGCTTATGTTGAATTTGGAACTGGGAAATACTTTGTATCAAATGGAGAGCCTTGGGATGGTGTTGCATCAAAATATAAGGGAAAAGGAATAAAACAAGTAAATTTGTTACCAAGACCATATATGAGACCAAGTATATTGGCTTATACACCAAGTCTAACAAAAAGTATTGAGCAGATAATAAATGAAAAAAGAACGGTATAATGCTTGATTGTTCAAATAGTGTAAGAAATATATATGTAACTGCTTTAAATGGCAATATATCATATAATGCCAAAAATGTGCCTGTTTATGGTCAACAAACATTTACAACTACACCTCAAAACTATATAGTAATTTCATCAATTAATGAGTCACCAATAAACACTAATAACTCTTTCGGGAATAGTGTTGATGTGACAATTGATATATTTAGTGAGCAGTATAGAACTTATGATAATTCAATTGTTGATGTTATATCATCTCAAATATTGAATATACTTATACCTGACACACAAGTGAATGGTTTTAGTGATACAGATTTTGAGGTATTCCCTTATCAAAGAACATCATCAAGTTATTTACCATTGAGAGATGGAGAAAACTTTGTTGCAAGAAAGATAATAAGTATTAGTAATTTAGTAAATCAAAAATAGAATAAAATGGGACAGATTTTAGGATCATTGCAAAACATAGAGATTGATGTAGCTGGTGGCTCATCTTATAAGAATCTCGTGTGTCTGCGTACATCATCAGTTAATACAACTGTTGATTCAACAACCGAGCAAACAAATTGTGGTGCTTTGACAAGTGTAGCAGAACCAACCATGAGTGTTGATTTTGATGCAATTTGTGAAGTTGCTCCAACTGTTGCACAAATTTCTTATGAAGATGTGCTTACAGCAATGGTAAACAAGACACTCGTTGCAGTAAGAGTACAGAACCCAGTTGTTAGTGGTTCAAGCGCAGGTGCTACTTACTACCATCAGTTCCTTGGCTACATCACTTCACTTACCCTGAATCAATCAACTACTGAATTTATCAACTTCTCTGGTACTGTTACATCTACCGGAACTCTTGATGTTACTCCTTAATTATGAACTACACTACTATCACTATAAACGGAACTAAGATTGGACTTAAATTTGGGATGGCATCTTTTAGATATTTGCAAACCAGATTTATAGAAGGAGTTGCTTTCAATGATGATGGATTAAATGAGATTGGAATATCACACATTATTTATAGTGGATATTACAATAATTGTTTGATTAAAGACGTTGAAGCCACATTGTCATTTGGAGAAATAGTTGACTGGATTGAGTCAAATTTGAAAAATGATGATACTGTTGAGGAGATAAAAAAAGTTGTTAATTTGTGGACTGAGAGTGATTTTATAAAGAAAACTCAAACTGAAACACAAGAACAACCAAAAAAAAAGACTACTCGTGGGAAGAAATAGAATCATTTGCGTTTGGTGACTTATGTTTACTGCCAAATGATTTCTATGCAATTAGTCCAAGAGAGTTTTCTTTAATGATAACAGGAAGTGAGTCAAGGAAGGTTGACACTTACAAGCAGACAAGACTTTTGATGTTTACAATGGTGCGGTTAATGGGTGATCCTAAAACCGCACCAAAAACACCAGAAGCATTGTGGCAGTTGCCAGGTGATGAAGAAAATGGCAACGTGATGAGTGAGGATGAGATGCGAGAAATATTTAAAAGGTTGGGTAAATGAGTTCAAGTCCATTTGTTTTTGAGATAGGTGCTGACATAACCAAATTCACTAAATCAATTAGTGAGGTTGATGCTGAACTGAAAGTCCTTAGAAATTCATTAAAGACTCAGACTGGCGCAGCTATTGTAGAAACGAATAAGCAGATTAAGGCTCTTGAAAACAGTCTTGTTGACCTTAAAAAAGTTGGACTTGACAAATTACCAAAAGGTGCAGGAGATGGTGCAAATGCTTTGTTTTCACTTAATCAAGTAGCAAGAGATTTACCATTTGGTTTTGTTGCGATTCAGAATAACTTACCATCAGTTATTGACTCATTTACTCAATTGAGCAAACAAAGTGGTGGTGTAAAAAATGCATTCAAATCACTTGGCTCTGCATTGACAGGCCCTGCTGGTTTGTCATTTGCATTTGGTGCTGCCATTGCAGGAATTACAGGTCTTGTGCAATCATATGGTTCATTAGGTGCAGCCGTAACTGATATATTTGGATTACAAGTAAAGGAAAGAGATTTGCAGAACTCATTAAACTCAGCTTTTGCTGTGTCTAATGGAGAGATAGCCGGAGAGGTTGCAAATCTTAATTCTTTAAGCAAAATACTTACAAGCACTAATTCAACATTAGAGCAAAGGAATGGTGCTTATGCTCAACTCAATAAAGAGTATCCTGGTATTTTATTTGGGATAAGCAAAGAAGAAATAGCATCAGGGAAAGTAAATGAGCAAATAGCAAAAAGAATAAAGTTATTTGCTTTACAATTGGAGCTTGAGGGTAAAGCTGATTCAATAAGGGAACTTATATCTAAATCAGCTAAAGAACAGCTTGAGTTGGGTGCAAAATTAAAAACAGGCGGTTTCTTTGATGTTCTTGGTTTACAATTGAAAGGATTCTTTCAAACTGGTGATGCAGGTGTTGTTGGTGTATTATCTGCCGTTGGAAATACTTTTCAAAAGACAAATGCTGAAGCAGAGTTCTTCAACAAAAATTTAACCAAAGTAAACCAAGAGTTAGTTGTTGTAAATGCTGAAGTTGATAAGTTAGTAAAAGGACAAAAGGATGCAGATGCGGCAACAAAAAGTGCTTCAAAAGCAATAAATCAACAAGCTAAAGAGTGGGAGAAATTTCAAGAAGAAACAAAAAAAGCAAATTACAGACTTGCTCAACTTTACGCAAATCAATTACAACAGCAAGCTTTAAAAAATAGAACTGAAGAATTAAAAAAACAAGCAAAAGCACAAGTAGATTTAACAAAAGCTACTTTAGAAGGTGCAAATGCACAAATGCAAATGGATGCACAAGAATTTAATCCATTATCACAATTAAGTAAAACAACTGACCCTCTTAAAATAGAACAAGATATTGCATTTGTTCAAGGTTCAAAAATTGATTATCTCAAGTCACAATTTTTAAGCCTACAAGCTGCATTTGATAAAACTAAAAGCAGTATTCAATCATCATTGGTTGAGCCATTTGGTTTGTTGTTTGATAATTTAACAACTAAAGGTAAAAGTGCTTTTGAGGGATTTGGTCAAATGGCAATTGGTGTAATTAAAAAAATAGCTGCTCAACTTATTGCAAGCGGTATAGCTAATTTGATAAGTAATATTTTATTCCCACAAGTTGGAGTAGCAAAAGGAATAATGGGTACACTTTCATCATTTACAAGAGGTGGTGGATTATTAGGTTTTGGAGGTGTTGCCAATCCATCATTTGGTGGTGTAGGCCCTGGATCAATGGGAATGAGTGGACAAGTTAATGTAGTCCTACGAGGGTCAGACCTTGTTGGGGCATTGAATAGAACAAACGCTACAATCAATAGAGTTGGCTAAAGCAGAAAAATATCGTTATAGTTTCAAGACACTTGAAGGACAGACTTGCGTTGTAAGATTTGACTTTGAAGGATTTACAGGCGCATCAACAACTCTTGTTGGAGCAGCAAGACCATTTGTGCTAAAGGAGTTTAATAATGATGATGATATATTTAAACCATTGAGGCCACAGTTGGCTGAAATGAGTTTTATCGCATCAGCAAGTGGGGTGTCAATTGATAACTTCTTAATGGACAATGATGATGACATTATTGTTTATTTTGATTTCGGGACTTGGACAAATTATTGGAAAGGATATATGTTGCAAGATGACTTCCAAGAGTCATGGATAAATACCAACCACATCATTACACTTAGAGCAACTGAGGGTATTGGTCAACTTAAAGATGTTGTGTTAACTGAGTCAGGTGATGAACTAAATGGTAGGTACACTCCACTTGAATTGATTCAATATGCAATGGCACAAACTGTGCAGAGCTTTACTGACTATAAAGTTTTCAGCAATTTGTTTCATTCATCAATGACTGATACATCAACTAACACAGGTATTGACCAATGTTATGTTGATGCAAAAACATTTGCAATAAATCCATCAGAGTATGATGACTCATATCTTGCTCTTGAGAAGATAAATAAGTCATGGAACCAGACTTTGTATATGTACAAAGGCAAATGGGTAATTTTTAGGCAAGAGGAGTTATACGTTCCATATACTGATAATATAAGAGGTTATAGGCAAAATGGAGCAACAAGAACAAGCGCATCACAAAGATTTGATGCTTTGGTTGGTGTTGGCGAAACAGTTAAGCCTATAACACCTGAAATGCTTAGGTTTATACAAAGAAGAACTAAGTCAGATACTATTCAGTTTAATTTAGAAAGATTTGATGAGATAGTATGTAATGGTTTTTTCTCAAGAGGTGATTTGGTTAGCTCAACTGCAAGTACAAAAGTTTATGAGCTTGATCAATGGACTTGGTATGAAGGTACTCCTGGTTCTCCAACAACCCCTACAACTGGATTATACGGAAGAAAAGAAACATTTGATTCAACAGGTAAACTTGATGACCAATTTGCATATCAGCAACAAAAGGCAACATCTGGTAATAGGTGGTTAATATCATGTGGGATAGATGTACTAAAAAATGAACCATTTTCGTTTAGCATAGACCATAAATTTAAAGAGACATTTGCCGGTACTGCTACATTATTTACAGTATCATTTCAATTAGTAACTGCAACAAATTATTATACTCTTGATGATGATGGTACATGGTATCTAAGCAATGCATCTTGGACTACAAATTATAAAGTTTTACAAACATATTATAATGGAACAGGTGCGCCAGTTCCTACTGATTGGATAACAACACAAATTGAATCTAAGAGTATTCCTGATGATGGTGTGTTAAATATATTATTATGGATGCCAGATATTCCATTAGTTGCAGGTCAAGAGAAATGGTTTAAAAACCTTCAGTTTAATCCTGAATTGCGATTTAATGGAATAAATATTGAAACAATTGATGCTGTTCAGTCAATATTTACAAAGGCTGCTACATTAAAGCCTAAGTTTTTTGATGAGATTTATTTTGATGATGGATTAAGCAAACTTTATAAAGGTAGTTTGTATGAGGATGATCAGCAGACACTAACAAATCAAGAATGGCATAGGTATAGGTATCCTGATGAAGTTAATGGATTTAGGAAGCAAAATAGTATCGCACATTGGAGTCAAAATAGAATTAATAGAAATAAGATTGATGTCAATTTCTATGGTCTTACTTGGGATGATGGTGATGAGCCGATTGGACTTATCAACACAGTTAGATTTGTAGATGATGACCCAAATAGGATTTACACTATTGCCAACCTTAAAGAGATGGACTTCAGCTCATCAACCTGGTCAGCTACTCTTGTTGAGGTGTTTGATATGGATGCTGATGCAACTGGTGGAAATGTTACGAGGATATTTGAAGCAGAGCCAATAAATGGTAATTATCTTCCATCAGGAGAATTTGTTATATTATTTAACGTAATAGCTGCTGCTGACTTTACATATAATAGCACTACAAAGAAATTTACTTATACCGGAAGTGTAACTTTAACTGATTTGTTTATTTGCAATATCACAGGAGATATTAATGCAATAAATCCAATGAATACAACTGCTACATTTAAACTTTATATAAATGATATTGTAGTAGATACAGATACTTATGTTGCATCTGTAACACCATCACAATTTACTATATCTTTGAATGGTACTTATACTATAAATCCTAATAACAATTTGTACGTTACTATTAGTTCAAATGTAGGAGATTTTGATATAAATGGTGGTGAGTTAAGTGTTACTTATGACTATCCTACTACTTTAACATACGATCCTTACGAAGATAAATATATATATAAATAATGGCAGATACATTAAAAGCTGAAGGGTTAGTTTTAACGGCAACATATAGCAATGGTGATGTGTTCCCTTTTGCTTGTGCCAAAAGCTCATCAATAAATGTAAGCAGAGATTTTATTGAACTTGCTCCTAAGACAAGTGGATATTATAGAGAATATATAATTGGTAGGACTGGTTTTACAATTAGTGGGAGTGGATTGATAAAGCTGCAGCAAAGTTTTATGCAACCCTATTATTTCTTTGACCAATTTGTACTTAACATTGATACAACATTTAAGGCTTATCTTGATATGATTGACAATCAAAATAACTACAAAGTTTATAAATTTGATTGTATAATGCAAGATTTGACTCTTGACTCAACAATTGGGGCAACACCTACTTATGACTACACCTTGCAAGGAACCGGCCCCATTGAACTTATTAACGTGGTTGACCAATATGTAGTTGCATCTGGTGTAATTACGGGCAGAAACCCTGCAAACTTTAAATTGACAGCAGTAGGCTATCAAGGGAAGTGGTACTTTAATTATACTGTGACTGAGCCTACACCTGGAACATTTGTTATATCACTTGGATCAAGTCTAAATGGAGTTACTGTGACTGCATCGTATTTATCATTATAATATCTTAAATTTACATTATGATAGGCGAACATAATTTAAGGACAATAAAGAGAGGTGATACATGGGTATTGCCATTGTCATTTTGGGAAGATGAGTGCCAAGAGGTAGCGATTAATGTAAGTACATATACTTTTAAACTTATGGCAAAGAATAGTTCTGGCACTACAATTTTTACTTGGGATAATGCTATTTTTGTGCAAGGTGCTACTAATGAGAGGACAGTCACATTGAGTGCTGTCACAACTGCTACTTATGCTCTTGGTGAGTTCAACTATGAACTCCAAGTTACTACTGGTTCTGGTGTATTTACATGGATGCAAGGCTTTGTCCAAGTTGTTGATCAAATAACAAGTTAACGATGGTAATCAAGATTAATTATACAAGTAGTGATGTGTATGTCAGCACATCAGTCTCACCCGTCTATGTGGTTGTAAATTATAGCGGAGTAACTACGGGTGGAGGTGTGTGGGGTCAGATTACAGGAACACTTAGTAACCAGACTGACCTACAAAATGCCCTTAATGCTAAGTTTGATGATCCAACCGGAACTACAGCACAATATCTTCGGGGCGATGGTTCGCTTGCTACATTCCCAACTATACCAAGCGGAACAGTTACATCAGTAGGATTAACAATGCCGAGTGCATTTAGTGTTGCAAATAGCCCGATAACAAGTTCGGGCACACTTGCAGTTACGGGTGCAGGTACATCGGCACAATATGTTCGTGGCGATGGTCAACTTGCGAACTTCCCTACAAATGGCGGTGGCGGTTCATCGGTTAATTACTATTTAAATGGTTCTGTAACTCAAGGAACATTTGGAGGTGACACTTACTATGAAATGAGTAAGACGCCTGTACTTGGTGCAGGTAGTAACTTTACAAGGACAAATGCACAAGGTAATGGGTATATCGCATCGTTTATAACTGATGCAGGCGACCCAGCACTCTTGAATATACCTGGAGGAAATTGGAATTTAGAGTTTTATTTTCAATCAAGTGCATCAGGCGGTAGTCCTCAATTTTATGGCGAGGTTTACAAGGTTGATGCATCAAATAATTTTACTCTTGTTGCAAGTGGTTCAACTAATCCTGAAGGGATAACAAATGGAACAACAGTTGACCAATATTTTACATCTATTCCCGTACCTCAAACATCATTGCTTGTTACAGATAGGTTAGCAATTAGGATTTATGTCATTACAAGCGGTAGAACAATAACACTACATACGGAGAATGGC